ACCCACCATCTCGGCGTAACCGGCCTGTTTGCCGGCCTCCTGGCTCAACTCGTTCCAGATGTGCAGCCAGTCACCGTAGTGCTTGTCGATCTGCTGACCGCCAATCTCCAGGTACACGTTGTTGATCAGGTTGTGACCAACCCAGTTGAGCCAGCGGAACTGGGCGCCGCTGCCGTCAGTGCTCTGCAGAGCAACCTTAGGCAGGGTGGCCTGCAGGTACACACGGTGGATCAGATCACCGTTACGGCTGATAGTGCACTGCACCTTCTTGCCGAAGTTGGCGGCACCGTTGAAGGTCTGCTCAATGGCCTCCATGGAGAAGTTAGTGTGGCGACGGTACACAACCTTAAAAAAGGTGATTTGAGGGTTGCCAGTCAGGTAGATATCCTGGGCACCATAAGCGACGAGTTGCATAAGACCACCGGAACCCATTGTTGCTGTTTATGTCCTGTAAACAGAAAAAAATTTTGGCCAGCCGGGGATATTCCGCGACAAATCATCAAATTCACAAGGCTGACAGCAACCCTCTTCATTCTTTACATGCCATTTTTTGATCCGGGGATTTCATTTGTACAAATTTATACCTTTGACTTAAACAATCCATCCGTTCATCCCAAATAGACGTTCTATATCACTCATGAGCAATGAGGAGATTTCACTTGATAAATTGTTAAACGGGCATGGTGTGAGTGATGTATCTGTAAAACTTCCATCGCTTAACTCCGGGAAGTCAAATGTAGATACTTCGGCAAAAACCTTGGAATCCTATCACTTGCAAAACATTGCAAAACTCCGTGATGAGAAAATAAACATAGAATCACTACGAAGTCAGTTAAAACAAAAGAAAATGGAATTTGATGAAATCGAACAAGATCTATCTGCACCTTTCCTTTCGTCCAATCCAAATATGTTAAGCAATCTTACAAATCGTACAGCACTGGAAAAGGAGATACGTGATCTAGAGCAAAAAATTCACATGGTTGAATCCGGTGAAACGGAAGCCGACTACTTTTTGCGTGTCGGTGATATCCTATTTTCGTATTCAGATGCACAAGACAAGATCGCAACTGGTCAAAAAGTCAAAGACACCACTTCCAAAAAATCTCGCATCCCAGCAAACAGTGTGTATTCCTACTTTGCATCTGAAATCGTGGAAGATACCTCTGATACGAATGATATACAACTCGCAGAACACGATGAACCCTTGAATCCTAAAAAAGCATCGCATTTAGTAACTGATATCGGGTTTCAGCGAGATAAGGCACTGGAAACCTATTTGTCAGCATTAAATCCAAACAATGTCCACCATGATGCCGCCGTCCTTTCCACACTGGAAGAAAACTTTGGAAACTGTCCTGTGTGTGATTGCGAGATGTTCTTTAATGAAACATTCTTGGACTGCCCTGATTGCGGTCACCGTGACTATATCTTGGTGGATTCTGAAAAACCATCTTACAAAGATCCACCTAGAGAAATGTCCTATTACGCATACAAGAAAATCAATCACTTGAATGAATGGCTTGCACAGTTTCAGGCAAAGGAAACAACGGAAATTCCTCCCGCAGTTCTTGACCAAATCCGTACCGAACTGCGCAAAGAACGTATTACAGACATGGGCAAGTTAAAACCTTCTAAATTGAAGGAGGTTCTGAAAAAACTTAAATTGTCCAGATGCTATGATCATGTTGCCCATATATTGAATCGCCTAAATGGAATTTCAGCACCCGTACTGTCGCGCGAAGTGGAAGAGAAGTTACGTGTCATGTTCAAAGAGATTCAGTTCTCGTTTGTAAAGCATTGCCCTAAAAAACGTTCAAACTTTCTTTCCTATTCCTACGTTCTTTACAAGTTTTGTGAGTTACTGGAATTGGATGAATATCTTCCTTGTTTTCCATTACTAAAGTCACGTGAAAAACTGTACATGCAAGACAAAATCTGGCAACTCATTTGCAATGACATGCGCTGGCAATTCATTCGCACCGTTTAGTAGAAATGAGGATAATTGTCCTTCAGTACGAGACACGCTTTGATAGAGGTCTTCGCTTGCTTATGAAGTATACAGAAGACTATGCAAAACAGCATGGGTATACATATATATGCCCATCTGAAACCTACAACATGCCTACATACTGGATAAAAGTCCATTTAATTGATCAGTTGTTTGATACAATTCCTGAATCTGAAGAGATTGCAATTGCCTGGATGGATTCAGATGCCGTGTTTGTAAGACCCGAGTTTCGTGTAGAAGAGATTCTACAAACAACAGGCTGTGATTTTGTGACCTCCATCGATCCCGGATTCAAATCTACTATGAACGCTGGCGTGTTTTTCATACATCGCACTGATGTCATGCGAGTTCTCGTAAAAGAGTGGATGGCATGCTACAATCCCGCACGATGGTCCTACAACACTTCGTCAGGTACATGGTCTACTACAGGAAAATGGGCAGGCCCTGACTACGAACAAGGGTCCTTTAATGAACGCATACTTCCCAGATATCGTTCACACATTTCTCTACAGCACGAGCGCGTGTTTGCAAATTATTATTTGAACTACGACTCGCAAACGATTGTATGTCATTTCATGTCCAAAACAAAATGGAAGATTTGGCCATACAACATACGTCGTAACGCACCTGAATTAGTGTTTTGGATATCCATAATTGGACTTACATTGTGGTATGGATCACATATAAAACGCAGAGGCATGTAAAGTATTCAATGGATGCTCTAACCCTTGCCCCGAACGATTTTGAACGCTTACAAAGTAAGTTTCCAAATTCTGTCTTTGCATTTGTATCACAAGGTCTGAGATCAGAATTGCCGCCGCTAGACAAACATAAATATATTGTACCCAAAGACCTGACAGTTGGTCAGTTCTTATTCGTATTACGAAGACGTATGAAGTTACCACCTGAAAAGGCACTTTTCGTATTTATAGACAATAACCTGCCTGTATCGAGTCAAACAATGGGGGAATTGTATGCACAACACAAATCACGAGACGGGGTTATACGCCTTGTATGTACGTCAGAATCAGTATTTGGGATCTAAACTATATTGCGACAGATATATGTACACGAAATGTCTGTTGTATCCCATGTTCATTTAGGATTTGACATGGGAATCCGAAACTTGGCGTATTGTTTGATGGAACATCGATCAGACAAGACGTGGACTATTTTAGCATGGGACAATGTGGATCTTTTATCAGGAGGTCAGTCTGCGCAAACGGCAAGGCGGTGTTGTGCTTGCTCAGGACCGGCAGCATGGTCTGGAATTTCAGGCGAGTTATGGTGCAAAGGATGCGCGACGGGTGTAAGAAGAAAAAAGTCTTCAACACGAATTCCTACACATCCTGCCCTCCCCTGCGGCCTTGGTGCGAAGGAATTGCGCGATCTTGCAGTTGAAAAAGGTCTTGCTGACAAAAAAGCCAAAAAGGATGAACTCCTGAAAGTTGTTTCAGCAAATTATTTAATGCCCTGGAAGGCACCCAAGGCCGTACAGCCTTCCTTGTTCACACTTCGACAGCAGATGAGTGCATGGTTAACTTCGCAACTGAATATTTTTCAGAAAGCAACACTGATTCGTCTGGAAAATCAGCCAGTTATGAAAGGTCCAACAATGAAATCAGTACAGATTATGCTGTTTACATTGTTGGGACATCGTTTGGAAACTGAATATGGATGGAACGGACGAATCGAGTTTGTACATGCTGGAGTTAAAACAAAAGAAGCAGAAGGTCAGGTTGATATTGTGAGCGACGAGGAAGAAAAAGAAACAGATGAAGGAAAAGCCTATCGTGCACGAAAGAAGACTGCAGAACAAGAGACGCTACGAATCTTACAAGAGGCCAACCAAACGGATTGGATTTCGTTTTTTACGTCCAGATCCAAGAAGAATGATTTGGCAGACGCGTTTCTGATGGCGCACCGCATGGATCTGCGTGGCGTTACTCACTAAAATACAAAAATTGATACGTGAAAAAAACTGAAAGAGATACATTGACCAATTTATTCTTTCAGTTCTATACATTCATTCATTTCAAAATGCCATTCTATCCTCTCCCTTCTGCCAAAAAGAGTAAGAAGCGTGGATCTCCTGCCGGTTCTCCCCCAAAGGACGATGATTCCAGTGTTGATGAGAAGGGCAATATCAAGAATCTAATTGATTACGACTATGAGGAAGAGACTACGGAGTCTTCTCTGCCTTCACGAAAGGCAAAACAGGCCGCGCGTCGCAAGATTCGTCGTCAGTTGGATGTAAGTTCAGAGGACTCTCAACAAACCCCTCCGCAAATTTCAGTTAAGGAGAAGGAGAAGGTTCAGGAAAAAGTGCAAAAGAAGCCAGTAAAGCGCAGGATTGTTGTAGAGGATACTGAAGATGAGGAAGAGGAAACTGAAGACGAAAGCGAGGAGGAGATTGTGTATGTGAAGCGCAAGCCTTCAAAGAATCCCAAACAAGTCAAGAAGACCAAGAAGCGTCATGTTGTGGAGGAATCTTCAGATGAAGAGTACGAAGATGAAGAAGAGTACGAAGATGATGAGACTGAAGATACAGAGGATGAAGAAGAGGAAGACGAGGACGAGCAGGCAATCACTCTAATGGATTTGCTGGGCGGCGCAGATCCACGAAAGCCCAAAAAGTACAACCTGAAAAAGGAGCCGGCAAATGTCAGGCGGTTTGTAGAACTGGTGCAAATGGAGAATGAGGAGGAAGACAATATTGATAATGATATTACGTACTTCAAGTCTCTTTCTGTGGAAAAGCAGATGGCACTCATGAAGGTGTTGGAATCCAAGGCCGCCCCCACAGAGATTCATACTCCTCTGAAGTTCAAAATCCTGGAGAAGGTGTGTGCAAATCCTGAATTCGGCCGCATTGCCATGTCCAAGTATCAGGCGCTCATGAACATCGATCCATCCTCCACTGAATATTACAAATGTTCCCATTGGATTAACGGATTTACCAGTCTACCACTTGGTGTATACAAGGATCTTCCTGTTCAGTTGGAGGATGGCCCTGAAAAGTGCCAAGCGTTTATGGAAAAGGTACACAAATGTATGGACGATGCAATCTTTGGACACGATGAGGCGAAGTTGCAAATCCTACAGTTTGTATCCTCGTGGATTGCAAACCCCAAGGCGCACGGTAACGTTCTCAGTATTCATGGACCTCCAGGTGTTGGAAAAACGTCTCTCATTAAAGACGGTGTCGCCAAAGCCCTTGATCGCCCATTCCACTTCATTACCCTAGGAGGCGCAACAGACGCCAGTTTCCTGGATGGTCACAGTTATACCTATGAAGGGTCCACATGGGGTAAGATTGCCGACATCCTCATTCATTCCAAGTGTATGAATCCTGTGATTTACTTTGACGAGTTGGACAAGATTTCAGAAACCCCAAAGGGCGAGGAGATCATGAACATGCTGATTCACATTACAGATGGAAGTCAGAACGATCGCTTTCAGGACAAATACTTTACAGGCATCAATCTGGATCTGAGTCGCTGCCTGTTTATCTTCTCTCACAACAATCACGAGCGTGTCAATCCCATTCTGCGTGACCGCATGTACAACATTGCTGTCAAGGGATTCAATACAAAGGAGAAGTTGGTAATTACTGAAAAGTATATTGTAAACGAAGCACTTCGCGAGGTTGGTCTGTTTGAAAAGGTCTCTTTCAGTAAAGAGATGATTCAGCACATCATTGAACACTATACTGGCGGAGAACAAGGTGTGCGCGAACTGAAACGCTGTATTCAAACAGTTGTCAGTAAGATTAACCTTCTGCGGTTCTTCAACAACCCCAAACAGGTCCCCTTTGCTATTGAGGACTTCTCGCTACCCTTTACCATCAAACGTCATCACATTGAGAAGTTCATCAAGCGTAAAGAGACAATTGATCCCAGTATTGCACATTTGTACTGTTAACATGCACGAATACTCGCATTGTTTTCAACATAGTAATTGAATAATTTCAGCAGTTTCACTGCGTCATCATGTAGGTAAGCCAATTCTTTTTGATCTTCTTCACAAAATGCCTGAATGCTGTCTCGCATACCCTTCACATCATCTGGTGACCAATAATTACTATCCGAATCATAATCGATCTCTGTTATAGTGAAATCAAGTAGTGTAAATATGGCGGGCCATTCTATGTCGCGCCATGCGTATTTCAAGAACTGATTCGGATCATTCTCCGAATAAAATGTGGGATTTGTAGATTCTACCTTGTAATCTATTCCCATTGTGAATGATCATGGGATCATACAAAACTGCTATTATTCATCTTTTTCATACCAGACACTGAAATGAAAAGGATATGGTTTGCTGCACCCAACGGGAATCGAACCCGTGTAGCCACCTTGGAAGGGTGGTATTCTACCACTAAACTATGGGTGCTTGTGTAGGAAATTTCCTACACTTCACCCGGAGACTCTATTTGCTATTTTTAAACGCACTTGGAATCCCTTAGAATTTAGGTAAACCGATTGTTATTTCATCGCTTTGTTCCTGATTGACTGATATACTCGGTATTTCCAATGCGCCACCCAATGTGTGCAATACATCAGTTACATTTCCGCCATAGCCAAATATCCATGTATACGCAGCAAGCCCTGTTGAAACAAGTCCTGCAACAAACCACCTGAATAATATTGGAAGTGCCGGGATCTTCTTTTCTTTATATGATGTCCAACCCGTTCCGAAAAAAAGTGCAAGTAGCCCACCAACAACGGATAGGATAAGAAAGTAGAGAGTTTCCATTTTGAAAGTCCAACAGAAAACGAAACGCAGAAGTTGCCGCACACATAAATTCCTGACTCTTAAATAAAGGCAATGGCGACCGCCAAAGATATTGCACAAAGTATTTTACGAAATCGTGGATTATACGAAGATCTTGTACGATGTTTACAATACGCTGCATACTATGCAACACAAGATCCTGAAGTCTATGCTTCCGCGAATACTGTATGTGTACTTCCTATGAATACGAAAGGAATCACACGATTTGTTAAACCTGTCTGTGTAACAATAAATCCATACTATAAAGTACCTACGCACAGTGTATATGATCCAGCATCAGGATCCTATGTAACAAAACCTTCAGGTCCTTACAGTGTTCCGAATCCTGTTATCTATTACAATCCATCAAACCTGACAATTGTTGGAGGATCTGCGATTAATGGAATTGAATTTGTCAGAAAGGTCACGAATATACCCTATGAATTGTTGGGATATGCGACACGTACAACATCAGATATTGATGCGGTATGGTGGCCTACAACGTACATAAATAAGTTTGTAAAGGAACAGATACGTTTGCATAGTTCTTTACTGACAGAAAGTCCTATGCCAATTACTGAACCTATTGCAACGTTACAAAAGGCAAATGAGTTTGCCATTGTTTCAAGTTCAAAGGCAATTGAAACATTAGTAAGACGCTATGAATATTATTTACAAATCTATCTAAATAAATTTATGGAACAACGTATGCAAGTTTTAGGAACTATATTTCCGCAATTGATTGCGACACATCCTGCATATTTTACGGTCAATGTAACAAATCCTGACAGTCCTGATACTCCTGAAAATCATAAATGGAAGGTAGGTGTATGGAATGTGTCTGCTACCTTACATTTGGGAGGTTTCAAAATGGAATTGCTGGATCTTGCCATACATGATGGCGCTTCTTCACAACTTCAGTTTGTAAGTCCTCCTGAAATGTATTTGGAACCCATGACCTTGGATCCAATCTATTGTGAGGGATTCCAAACACAAACCGACAAGTGGCATATTCACAAATTACCATTTATTACATTAAATGCGGAAGGTAAACCGTATCTTTATCCAACTGAAACTGGATATACTAGTTCTATATCCTCTGAAATACCTATACCAAATTTATTACGGCTCATTGATCAGCAAGTCTTTGCAATGAAACGTCGCATTGGCTTCTTATGGCATAAAAAGACACAAGAAGAGAAAAAAGGGATTGTTATACCCTATGAAACATTGTACTCTTTGCCACAGTACAAAGATAGTGTTGATAATATTTTACTTACACATGGACGAATTCGTTATTTGTTTGAACTTGTAAACTATGTATGGAAAGATGGAGCAGATCCAAATTTACGGATCATGTTTGGACTTCGTACACCATCTCCTACAAAAATTCAAGAATTGGTTACATCCTTTCAAACTGTTGAAGACTTTCTGGTTTCATGTCCCTATCCTCAATTAAACGCATGTAAAATACCTCAGGATAGTGAATTGTTTGCAGAATTATGCAAACAGGGCAAAGTTATTAAATCTTCTTTGTGTCCTCCTCCAAAGACAGGTGGTAAGTCAAAAAAGCAACGAAACCGAACACGGAAACATAGGGGGTCTAAACGACTATAATTCCTCAAAATCACCAAGCCCTAAATCCTCCACAACATCCATTTGTTGTTCTGGTTTTTGTGGGTTTTCTGGCGACAAGTTTTCAATGTCCAGATCCATTGCTAAACTTGTACTTGCACCTCCAAATTGAATTTTTGGATTTGGTAGTGTATTTTCCCAGTCATTTTTATACACAGGCGGTTCGATTTCTTCAATGCTCATTTTAGGCGCATAACGAATCTCACTTATGTCTGAAGACGATTCGTCATAAACTGTATCATAGGGTGTAAAATGCACAGAATGGGATGTATCAATTACAACTTCTTGGGATGGTGCCTTTTCAACAGTTGGTGTGTCTTTCTTGCCTGTGTAACCAATGTTTTTGTCATCCGCATGCGAGTCAAAGAATTCTTTTAACACATCGGATTTCTCTGCAGATTCAGTAATCTCTTTGATTTTAGAATCTACAACCTCGGCAACTTTAACCTCAGCAACCTCTGCAACTTTAACCTCAGCAACCTCTGCAACTTTAACCTCAGCAACCTCAGCAACTTTAACCTCGGTAACTTCAGCAACCTCTGCAACCTCGGCAGCCTCGGCAACCTCTGCAACCTCGGCAACTTCAGCAACCTCTGCTGTTTCTTTGGAGGCTTTGGGAACTTCAACTTCCTCATCGGATTCTTCATCCGAAGACTCTTCAACCACTTTTGATTTCTTAGACGGAGGTTCTTCTTCATCATCTTCCAGGTAATCGCGTAGAATTGATTTAATAGGGAGTAGAGAACGTACTGCACTACTTAATGAATCTGTACACATTGACTCTGCCTGAATGACGTTTTTCTGTTTTTCTATAGGTGATAATTCTTCTGAAAACAAAAATGGCGCCTTCCAAAAAGATCGCGCACATTCTACAAACACGCGATGTAGAAAATGATCCAGTTTAGGCAAAGTAATTTGTAATTTCTTTTGGCGTGTACTTACACGAATGGCCGTCAACATTTTTGTATGCGCAATAAATACAGCAGTCATAAGTTCTTCTACATAATCACAGTGACATGTATCGAGTAACTGATTTACATTTGTGTCAATTACATCCTGATTCCATTTGGGAACTTCTGCACACCAATTCTGAAATGCCGTCATGACACGACGACCTTCCTTTGCCGCCAACAGACTGTAATTTGTTCTAAAAAAATCAACCAACGATGGAACTATCCACGTTGATAATTGTTTTAGATATTCATTTCTTGCTTCTGAATATAAAGAAACGTTCTCCATGAGTTCTATTCTCTGTAGCAGTATGACAATTTTAAACCATAACTGGCTGAAGTTTTTGCATACATACAAAGAAAAGACTTCTTGGACTAATTCCGCCAAGACGAGACCATTGTGATGTGATATAGGATACATCTGGATGTTTGGGCCATCCAACTTGCAACAATAATCGTATGTCAATCCCATTATTCCTACAATATTGTTCGGTCTGAACAGCCCATTGAATCCATTCTTCTTCAGAACATTGGTTGGGTCTGGTTTTTAACAAATCCTGAATTTCACTCCATTCAATCATCCACTTTTCTGGATTCCATCGGACTGCTAACACCTGCAACATTGCATGACGGAGATTTCCATTTGACATTGCAACAATTTGATCTACCTTTTGTGAATCCAACATGAAGTCAGTTCGTCGCATTAATTCGTATTTTACATCCGTATCATTTGGGGCGTTTGCAGTATACAACATAGAGCGACTCAGAATAGGTTCGGCAATTGCACCTGCATCACGGCACTCAAATGCAATTCGTGTAGTACTAGACGTCGTTTCCATCATTCGACGAAGAAAGGCCTGTGTATCTGCTGTTAGAGCATCCGCATGTTCCAACACGATCCACCGAAAGTGTCCATCGTTTGATCTTCCACCTCTTGCAAACCCGCGCAATGTATCGCGCAAGTCACGTAAACCCGAGTTTGCAGTACAATCAATTGTAAGTAGAGAATACCGTGACACATCAAGAACAATTCGAAAGAAGAGTGATTTCCCACATCCTGTAGGCCCACATAAAACGATATGCGAGGAGTGATTGTTTCCGATTTGTTCCGCAAGTTGCCGCCACAAATCAGAATTTCCTACAATATCCTCCACCTGTTTTGGAACATGTGGGTCGTATTGAGGAATATCTATCATTTCTTATATAAGATTCATTGGTATGTCTTTACATCCGTAGCAAGCAGAGATTGATTAAGCCTTAACCCCTGCAAGTTTGCGCAGAGGAATTACATAAGGATTGTCCTCCAATGATGAAATTACATCCGGTTCATTCCGAATTGCAGACACATCCAGTTTCAGTGCAGCACGAGGCCGTTGAATACCAAGTACTTCAACACCGGATGTTTCCGAGGTTACTCGGTCCATTCCAGGTTGACGATCGTTCACCGAATCAGCCACTAACTTGCGGTACTGCAAGTTCACAAAGTCCTCACCATTAAACACCTTTGTGTTGGAGTTTGTAGGTGTACGGCCCTTCGCAATATTTTCACGTTGTGCATAGTGTCGCATTGCCTTTGCAGATTCGCGATTTGTCTCCAACTTTGCATATGCATTGCCTCCGCCTGTATAGGCGGATTTTGCGCTTATAGCGGCTTTCTGTGTATTTCGTACACCATCTTGCACTCGTGTTGTTGCATTGTCAGGTAATTGCTTTCCAAAGTTGCGGAAGGTGTCCCAATCCTGTAATGTATTACGGCCGGTTGTACGTGCAATATCGTCAGGGTCATACACGGTCAGTTTTTGGGCATATTCAGGTGCGGCCTGTCCTAACCAGTCATTGTCAATCGTTGTTTCTTTAATCGTAGTACGCGCGATATCATTGGGGTCGTACACTGTCAGTTTCTTGGCATCCGGTGCAGCAGATCCTATCCACGCATTATCCTCCGTAGTTTCTTTGATGGTGGTGCGCATTACATCATCAGGATCATGTACCTGTAGTTTACGACCGTCTTGGGGCGCGGCATGACCTAACCAGTCATTGTCAAGTGTGGTTTCCTTGATCGTAGTGCGTGCGACATCATTAGGGTCGTATGCAGTTGCTTTTTCAGGAAGACCGCCACCCATGGCGTTAAAGTTACCAGTCCCACGAATGTTGTAAATGGTTTCTTGTGCGCGTGTATGTTTTGCCTTGTCTTGGCTGCGTAAGGCAACTTCTTTGGAATCAGGTGCCAAGTTTGTTGCATGGACACGTTCGCCTGTATAGTATCTCTCATTGGGACGAATCTCCACACCCTTCTTACCATAGTCGTTCTGATCCGCATCTGTATCCGCATTTGTGTAGGTAGATGCATCTGCATTGCGGTATCCAAACGGTCCATGTTGCTTCACCAAGGGCGCTCGTGTCGATCCAACAGTATAGGTTGCATTGCCTTCTGCCTGTCCTGCAGGGCCTGCATATTCGGTCGTAGTTGTCATACGGGTGGTATCCTTCATGATTTGTGTAGAACGTACGGCTGCCTTCAAATCCGCTCCAGTTGTTACAAAGTTGCGTTCTCCCTTTTCATTAATGTAAAATGTATCAGGATTGTATTTGCGAACTTCGCCAACAGTTTCTGCATTACCACTTGTTGCAATGAAATGTGCACCAGGAACCACTGGCTTTTCATAGGTCAGTTTTGGATTGTTTGCAGCACGCAAATCATCCGTGCGAGGCATACGTTGAAGCATATACTCCTCACCATCCTGCTGTTGGAAGCCACCAGATGGTATATGTGTGTATCCTTGATTCAGGCCTGGACCTACACGAATCGATTCCATCGGTCGCTCATTGGAACGATTTACTGGCGCGTTTACACGAGATTCCATAAAATCAGTCGTGGCCTCTAGACCATAGGGATTTCCTGTTGGTGTTTTAGTAGGCTCAAAAAACGGCGTCTGTTCTCGTTTTGCAAACAAATAGGAACCTGAACCTGTTTGATTGTCCAACACTTGACGATTTGCACCATCGTATAAATTCTGTTTCAATTGTCCACGAAAGAAGGGTACCATGTTATTGTGTTTAAACGATCCATCCGGGAACGAAATGCCTGTCAGTGCAGAAACAACGGCGGCCCGTTTTGTTGCAGTTTCTTTTCCATCAGGGCGGATTTGAACGCTGCTCACATACCCGCCCAGTGCTTCATTCGGTGTTGCTTGTACGGCACTTTCTTTAGGATTTTTAGGTTCTTTCGTTGCATACATGGTTGGTTTTCCTTGCATTTCACCGGGCACAGGTTCCATTGGAATCTGACGTTTTGCAGAAGGTATTTGGTACTGAATATCTAAATTCCCACTGGATGCGCGCCCAGCATTTGATTTACGATCTTCGGATGACTGATTTTCGAATTGTTCAGTTTTACCAGTAGGTTTATCACCCTTGGGTGCGGCAAAATAGCCCAGCCCTAACAAACCGAGAAATGCAATGGTCTCCATAATTCTATTTGGGTAGTAGGATGTTTTCCTACATCCTATACCTTGCTATTATTTGCAAAATGTCCTACAGTATGAATGTGAGACGTTTTGAGAATGATAATGTTCATGCAAAATATTCATTACATAGAATGATAAGGTGCAGCAGCAATGGAGGGGGGATTTACAGGATTCGCCAATACACCACTGGGTAGCATACTTGGCGCACCGGGAATTGCATCTTCGCCTCTTGGAAATTGGTAAATTGCACCTTGTATATTGTGAAGCACAGATTCCAATGTAGTTTGATCAGCGGATTCGTAGGGTGAACCTTGTTCAGATGCAAGAGGTGCAGGCAATAAGGAATTCTGGTCTACAGGTTTTGGTATACAAGGGCGGTGTTGATCCTTTTGCTGTAGTCTGGTTGTTACAAGGTTATCAAAGGGTGTCATAACGTTTTCCTGAGGATTGTCACACAACCATTCCCAGCGATTCCATCCACTGGATCGTCCTGTGCAAGGAGGATCTACAAGCCGGGAAAACGTTTGAGGGAACGAACATTCTTTCATAGTGTCTTTTTGCGCCTGGTTTACTGGATTTTTAAAAGGGTCATACTGATTGCAGGCAGCGCGACTGGATGGACGGTTGATATTCAGTAAATCAGATTCCACATCTGTCTTCATAAATTCATTGTTCATGGCAGCACCCCACTTCTGTTGGCGCATTGTAGGTTCAGGAACAAAACATGCATCACAATACTTGTTCGGTTCGTCTAATTGATACCGTCCAGGGCCGGTTGTAAGACGCAAGTCGTCATCCGTTTTACAACCATCATAACGACGGCGATTCCAACTTTGATCTTTCACAGACATCTCTCTGCTTTTTTATGGATATATGATTTCTTTACGGCAGAACGGGAAAATGAATCCCATTAAAATCGCATAGGATAGCATGTATCCGTCTTTAATGCGGAAGGAGTACCTACACCAGGATACGTATTCATTTGGCATGTAGGAAGGTGGCGAGGCTGTGTGTTCACAGTACGAACCTCTCCAGTGCTTTTATCTTTGAAGGAAAAGGAAGGAGGAGTTGTTGGACAACCGGGACCGCCCAAAGCACACGCAGGTTGATATTGTCGTGCTGCACATTTGCTCTGAGTCCGGGTAATACCCAATAAATCAGATTCCAAGTCGACCAAGTTTCCTGAAATATTGGATACTTCAGCGCCACCCACTAAACCCAATGCATTGCGGCATTTGTCGGCGCGTTCAAACTTTTCAGGTATTTGTGTATAGGCAAACATACTCTCAGATTGTTGATCCCTTACAATTGCCATGTCAGTCGATTTAATACGATTCCAGGCAGAATTCCACGGAGCAGCAGTACTGGTGATTTCCATTTCTTTTCAGGGTATATGAAAAAATATCAATTACGATTTGCTATCTTTTCAAATTCATTATTTCATGTAGTATGTAAGCACCTAACAGTTTATATCGCGAATGTATTGACGACTTGGTACACCGCCACGAATAAATCCCTGTGCTGCGACTTCGGGAACTAAATTGGCAGGATTCTGAATGTGTTGTGCAAGATGAGGAATTAGAGGTACAAACTGACCATCAAAAAATGTTTCAGTAACAGTTCCACAAGGGCGATCAACACGTGCAAATTCAGAATACAATAGACCGCTTTCTATATCAGGATTCAGTCTACCACGTCCCATGAAAGGAACGCTTGCGAAGGGACGGCTCTGAATATGTAGAGGGCATCGTTGTCTGCCTTCCTGTACCTGATTTGTTCGTAATACAGAATCATCGTCAATCTTTTGATTGTTGTACCCAAATCCTTCACGGCCCAATAATGTAGGATTGGGGAGTTCCACTTTCTGTGCTTGAGGCTGTTTGGGTGTTAGATTTGTCACCATATAGTTGCCGGGTCCTGACGAATCTTTGTGCTGTTGTGATACCTCACAACCGTCATCGCGGAGTCTTGTAAAGGAGTTAATCACCATGTCACCGGGATTCACAACTGACGCTGTGCGTGGAAATGGCGCTGCTGACATCTTCTATGAGGGAGTTCCACTTTTGGTTTGCAAAAAGATCTCTGATCATGCCTGAGAAATCCAAGGTAATACACTGCCATCTGTTGCAGTCTTACATACTTGCGAATTACCTTCCTTACAAGTTCGTCCAGGTACACGATACAGCCAGTTTTGATAGGATTCGCGATCATTGGGTATAGATGTGGAAGGTTGAATGGTCCATACGCGCTGATTCTGGGAATGTTGGAATACATCAGTAGGATCACCATACAAACGTTGTTGGAATTCATCGGAAAACTGGCGCTTCAAGGATTCCCCATTTGCGGCAGGAGATTTTGTAGGATCTTCACCGATTTCATGTACAAGTACATTCATAAATGGATTTGCAGCAGTAGGTTCTGTACGTTTTGTTTGTCCAATTACATCTGCAACAGGCTTTCCTGCTGCTTCAATACCCTTCACAAGTCCTGCAGGTTCGGGGATTGGATTCACACCTGGCATTGAAAATACAGTCCCTGTTGCAATAGGTGTAGGACTTACTGTAGATGCAGTTGTTACTGTAGATACAAATCCCTCACGTATAATATCACGGCTCTTCATTCCATAATATGCAGCAACACTCACAATGGCAATTGCGAGTCCAATCGTCAAATATACGAAACTGACGTTCACGATTGTTAGAAGGAGACCTAAATAAATACCGAAGCGTGTGAAGGAATTCAGTGCTGTCGTTGTACACCGTTTTGCACCTTCGTGAAATGGAAAAAAGTCATAGGCTTCTCGCACTAATATAGATGGATCTTCTGTCCAAAATTTAGGGCAATTCGTGTTCATCACTTTACTCTATTCCCTCATTTTGGTTTTTCGAAACCGCAGTTATCAGTAATCCAGTATACATGAAAGCAGAAAAAATGACACATATAATATCATACAGAATATACAACATGCATTTCTTACAATATGTCCTCTATTACGAATTACGACGTCATTCTTAACCTGACTTCTGAACAAGCAGAAGTCTTCTGTGGGTACCATGACATTGCACTCATAAAAACGTATGCTGAACCTGGTAGACTTGTTGTTCCTGAATACATGAAGACTGTACCAAATCGTGTAGAGATCGAAATGTATTTGGACGCAGAAGATGTACATCGTGTTGGTATGGCCACGTTTTATCGAAATGGAGAATTGCTGACTACAGTATCCACGGACGAATGTGATGAATGTGGTGGACCTTGTGATGGAGTCCATGCAAAAGTATCCAACAGAATCGATGCAAAAGAGAAAGAGAAACGAATTCAAGAACTGACAGATAGAATTCTGAAACATGAAACGTCGGTTGTAGAGGAAGTGATTAAACATATGAATGCACTGCGAGTAAATGTACACAAACTTGTGAGTATTCTTTCAGCAGAGAACCCTGATGATGTAACTGAAGTTCTTACACGTGTAAAAAACATGAATTAAAAGAATACTACCAGTCATACCGAGTACTATTCTTTAACGATGATCTTCGACTTTGTTTATTTGCGCTTTCCTGATTTTTTCTTTGCGTCTTCTTCAGCAAGAAGGGCGGCCGCCATTGCATCTGCTGCAGCATTGGAAGCAAGAGTGATATGTGTGGACTGCGAGCCCTGTTTCTTTGCGTCTTTTTCGGCTTGTTTCTTGCGCAGACGATCTTTGGCGGCACGTAGGCGTTCAGATCCTTCGTTGCCTGTGGATTTGCCTGACATTTGTAGGATATCACCCATTTGACCAAAAATAGAGGAAAAGGCCTCGTTTCCTGAAAACTCCTTCATGAGTTCCTCAATCTCCTGAATAATCTCCTCGCGACGGATCTCGCCGCGCTGGAATTTTGCCTGAATTTTTTTCGCAATGCGTTGTGCTGCCGACATCAATTGATCAGGATTCTTTGTGAAGATTTCCTGAAGATACTCAAAAATCTTTGCTGGATCATTTACATTCAGCATCTCAGGAGAAATACCGAAATCTTCAGGCTTGAACTCTTCAGCCAGTTCACGTGCCATTTTGGCAATATGGCCCTTGAAAATACGTTCAGGAATCTTGAAGTCAGGCATCTTTGGACCATCATTACCATCACCTTTGCCATCTTTGCCATCCTTACCCTCAAACATCTTTGCCATATCGCGCAACTTGTCAAAAATACCACCCATTGCACCAACACCACCAAAGGGGAATCCTGCAGCACCTGCGCCTCCTGCAGCACCAGTTGCCGCCTCTTTCAGTTGGCGCATCATCTCCTCCATTCCTTTTGTGAAATCCTCTTCATTCCAAAATCCATCTTCGTCGGATTCATTCGCTGCCGACAGAAGCGCCAATGAACTCAAATAATTCCAAATTGCAGTATGCGTTAAATCGCCAACTTCCTTCCACAGGTTAGAAGGTATTACGACTCCTGGTAAGATCTCACAGGATGTGGAAAATACAGATGCATCACGGGCAGCAATCTGACCCAATCGCGACTTCCATAAGGCACGAAAGCCCGCCATTACATCCTCCTCTTTCCAGCCTTTCAGTCCATCAATTGCCGCCTTCAATTCCGGAAAGGTGCCCTGAAGATCCTCACAAAATTGAAAAAACGTACTCTGAAATGTTGGTGATGCCATTTTGTGATACCTTTACAATCCACCGTATACTTCTTTTCACGTAAAATACCGCGCCTTACATTTCGTTGTAGATTATCCGATAGTATTATATGCTGCTAATACTACAAACAATGCTAGTCAAAAGAGGTGTATCCGTTAATCGTAGGTATGTTCTTGAAAAATAAAATATATCAAATCATGGATAAAAATTCACGATTTGATTTGTAAAAATTGAGTCAGAATACTACTATCAGGTGTGTACACAGACACAAATGGATTCGTCTCTTCCTCCACGATGCAAAGATCTTCTTTCCGAATACAATTTCATGATTGATTCGTATTTATGTTTACGTCAAAAAGGCGAAACACCAATTGACCTAATGAAGGCAATAAAACGCACGCGAAAAGAGTATTTGATGAAATGTCCTATTCCTGAAACGGGACTTCCTAAACTTGTCTAGACCCTTATAATCAAGGGTCTAAGTTGCTGCGGCTTTTTCAGCAAGAACCACAAGTACCTTACACCAGTTCCAAATCGTCTTCTTATTCGCATCACTCATGGTACTCCAATGTTTGTCAAAGATAATGTATGCAAATGCATATTCACTGAACTCACCGCTCAGAATATCTTTGGCCTGTGCAATAAGAGTCGTCTCATCCTCTTCCATGACAGGTTTGTGAAATCCAGGATATACATACTCCATGAATGCACTGTGAATCAGTCGCGGGTTGACTTTTTTCAGTGCTTTTAGTGCATCCAGTGCTTTCTTCAGATCCCTTTCCTCCGTGTAGGTTTCCGTTAGATCCTCTACAAAATTAATCAGTTGTGTATTGAATGCAGAAAGAGTACCGGATCCTCCACGCAGTCTCAGAACAAGATGCAGAGTTGAATCTTTCTGAATGTTGTAATCGCTCAGAGTGCGACCATCTTCCAGTTGTTTTCCTGCAAAAATCAGACGCTGTTGATCCGGTGGAATACCCTCCTTGTCCTGAATCTTTTGTTTGATATTTTCAATGTTGTCACTGGGCTCTACATCCAAAGTAATGGTTTTGCCTGTCAGAGTTTTTACAAAGATTTGCATTTTACCTGTCTTGTATATATAATCGTATGGTATTCTTTAGATTGCCGTACTTTACATGCGTTTTGTAGGGGCAAATTCCATATCACGGGACTTTGAAAAGGCCTCAAATTCACGCAAGAGTTTGTCTTCTTTTGCAGAACGTTGTTGGGGCGGTCCTGTCCTACCTTTGTTCATTACAGATTCACTTGCAACTGGGCCTCCTAACAGTTCAAAATTCCGAACAATTCGGTTCACTCCCTTTTCCGATGTAAATCCATCATCCACGAAGGAATAACTATCGGACCAATTACCTCCTGCCATTTCGGCAGTATGCCATGCTTCAGGACCTTCATCGGATCCTGCTTGGGAAGGAGGACCTTGATTGGATTTTGCAGGTGTTGCGCCACTAATGGATGGTGGCATAGAACTTTGACCGCTACTACCTCCTTGTCGGGGAGCAGGAGAAGGCCGTGGTGCTATATCAGGTGAATAGGTAGGCATTTGTATTGGTGCAGTACGCTCTTCAAATGCATTTGATTTGGCGACCGGTTTTGAGTCCTTTAGCAAACGACGACTGAAAAGCCAATTGTTGACTGCAGTAGGACCAATAAGGGGTTCTTCTCCATTGTTCTGAATCATTGTAGGAACAACTTTCAACCATGCCGGGAGAGGTGGTCGTGATGGAGAGGGATCTACACATACAAATCGGACTTCCTTTGCAAAATCAGTTCGTGCCAGTTCCTCCAAAAATCCCTGGCAAAATCTGCACCGTTTGCTTATATAACACAGATGTTGTCCCGTTGCCATCCCCCGTTGATCGTCGCGGCGATTTTTACAACAGGTTAGTACCGCAAAAGTTGACGCCAGAGGCGCGTAATTCTTTTCGCAAGACATCACAACAATGTTCCACGACTACACTGAATCCGGTCCCGAATTGCTGACAAACAAAGCACATCGCATTCGTGCTTCGTTTCGTATTGCACCCTCCAATTACACTGTTGCAAATGCTCTGCGTAGACAGATCCTGGTAGGAACACCGTCTGTTGGATTTCGCACAGAGCCAACAGAAGTTTCCGAGGTCCAGATTCTCACCAATACAACACCTCTGGTGAACGAGATGATCAGTCATCGCATTGGGATGATTCCTATTGCTGCAGATCCCCTTACCTTTGATCCTAAACGATATGAATTTACCATTGATATGGAAAATACAAGCAAAGAGATTGTATCCGTTCATGCATCAGACTTTGTCATTGTGGAACGAGATCCCGAAAATCCCTTGGACGAAGGCCGCGTTGTTCCATCTGAACTCTTCTTCCCCCCTGATCCTATCACGAAAGAAACCTGCCTGATTACACGTCTACGCCCACAATGGAATCCAACTGCACCTCATGAAAAGTTGGTCATCCGAGCAAAAGCATCTGTAAGCACAGGAAAGGAAAACATTCGTTGGTCGCCCGTATCACAATGTGCATATGCCTATACACTGGACGATAATGAGGATCGTCAAACCGAGATGTTTCACAATTGGATCAAGGTATCGAAAAAGGTAGAAAATCCAAGTGATCTTTCCCGGAATCGGTACGATGAACTACGACGCGAGTACGATACAATGGAAAAACAGCGTTGTTATCGTGTGGACGAATCCGGTGAACCCAACGATTTCACATTCCACATTGAGTCTGTAGGAGTCTTGTCAGCACCTCAATGTGTACAAGCAGGTATTCAATCGCTCATTGATCTTCTTGCAAAGTATCAGGATCTGGATGCAGAACTTCCTGAAAATGTATCCCTTCGTCACGCAAACGCACAATTCCCTTGTGTAGAGTTCCTCTTCCAAGAAGAGTCTCATACTCTTGGAACACTTCTGCAACATTACCTTGTTGAGAACCACATTGATGGATCCGAAGAACCAAAAATCAACTATGCAGGATACAATCCTGGTCACCCTCTGCGCACAGAGATGCTACTCAAGGTTGGTGTAAGCGAGTCCATTGAAGATCCTGAAATGGAACTCCAAACAGCACGCCTTGTAGTTGCAAAAACATGCCGACACATCAAATCGCTGTTTCAAAATATGCTGGATGAATGGGGCACTTATATCACCACAGGTGCTTCTTCCACACAATAGATAACGAATGTAATTCGTACAATACATTTTTGAATAGTATTTCTTACCTTCTGTATGCACTGCATATTGGAAGGTAGTTATTTCAGTCATTTTTATTGCATGTGTTATTATTGAGATTCCTAAAACAATCGTGAAAATCGCGTATTTTTCATGAGGCCTCCACCTGCTGCCGCCAACATCATTGTGGCCTGTGTTCCCTGTTTGACTAACAAATCCAACATGAACAGCAAAAAGATTCCTCCCAAAATGAACATTAATATTTCAATATGATTGGATTCGGATCGTGTTCTATCCAAATCATCCAATTTCTGAAACATTGTATCCAATTTCTGTTGAATTGTATCAAGGCGATCATCGGCCTTGTGGGATGCTTCAACAAGTGTAGGATCACCTTGTAATTCAGCAGGAATCTGTTGCCACAATGTTGGACTTCCATCGACCCATGCAGAGGGAACTAAAGGAACTTCAGCAGTTCTTGGTGCCATGCGATCCTTGATCCAGGATGGCATAGGTTGATCCTGAAATACTTTTGCCCAATTTGGTTCTAATTGGTATACATCGGCACGTTGAACATCCTCGTTAGGGTGTGGGAAGTATGGTTGTGTATCCAATCCGTTCAAGTATGCAGATTGCGAAGTTGATTGGATGTTTGTGGTTGGACCTCCACCGAGCAATTCTGCGGGTGGAAGTGGTCTGTTTGCAGGACGGTCTGGTTCTATCACAGCAGGTTCGGGAGGTAATAAACGATTTTGGAACCCTTCCTTTGCACGCCTACTCTTTTTCCTATGTGCAGGTGGTTGATCCGGGATGGATTCAAATGCTTCGTCTAACGTACAGTAATTCATGATCCTTTGGTAGATCTCCCTACATGTTCCTGGGATAAATCAGATAGATTTTATGCCCCACATACTGTAGAACTAGAACTAGAATGCGTACAGAAACACTTGTTGGCATTGGTATATTCACTTTTGCAATGGTATTAACCATATATGCGTGGGTAGATGTACTCACAAAACGTACCGTGCAAAAAGAAGGGTTTACAAATCCCGATCTTGTAAGCAATGAAGTAATCAACCAACTTATTACAGCAAATGAACCAGTTCCAACTGAAACTGAGGCAATTAAAGCACATCAGACACTGTTACGGTATATTCGTAACGATTTTAGCAAAGGAATTAAATTTGTTATGGATTTTGGAAAGCGATTTTATGGCGACAATTTGCCTTTGCGACCTGATTTGGACCCACGAACACTCATGGTCGGATATGTGCCGCCAATTTAGATTGGAAAAAATGAAACAATCTGAATGAAGTGCTGAATATGTGTCCGCTTTATTTCCTTTCCTTTCCTTTTCTTTCCGTTTCTTTCAATACAAATGGGTACTCGTTCTCGCATTATAATTCGTCGTAAAAACAAACCGAATATCCATCTTTGGATGCATTGGGATGGATATTTCTCAGGTCAGGGTGATCGTATCTGTGAACAACTACGCAACCTCTTACAGAAATATTCCACGGATGCTTTACAAGCAAAAGTGGAAGATATGAACCTTGATACGAATGAAGAATATCAGAACTTTTCAGCAGAGCACTTGGAAGACTTCGTAGAAGGTCGCACAGAATTCATGAACGATGAATGTGATGATATTGAATACGAGTATACTATACACTTTGAAAAAGGTCTACTCATGGCAAACGCATTGAATTGTGGTAAGCAATTTGTTGTACTCTTCTCAACGATTCAAGATGGGTTTCAGGTAAGTGATCTTGATGAATATCTGAACGATTAACAATCGCTATAGATATGGTAAATGTAGCGTGGATAATGTAGAGAATGAGCGCTCCCGGTGGAGGAATGTTGTTACAGAATTTTACGCCTTTATGGCACCCTCCCATTTCAGTATCCTGGATTCTTACAGGTCTCATACTTGTTGGTGCATCCAATGCAGAAGCGCTGCCCGAATCTATCCAGACACTTCTACGCCACCCATTTGGATTTTTCACCGCAATTGTAATTGCGTTAGGCGCATATGATTACGGGTGTTCAAATGTATCATTTGCGTTGTTGTTTTTAGTTCTTGTATTCTGGGCGTATACACGGAACAGACAAGAAGAGTTCACGTCTTCACCCTCTGGTACAATGGATTGGGTTACAAACAATAAAAAGTGGTATGTGGAAAAGGCATTGAAAGAATCGCCTGTCGCAATTCAAGAAAAAAGTGTAAATACATATCCAATCTCATCATAGAATGGACCCATTTGTATTGCTGGCAGCAGGTCTTGTTGTTTGTTTATTTATCGTTTCGGTACGTTTTGAACAACAGTATTCAACACTGTTTCGTGATCTGGCAAAACATCCAGGCGCCCGACTCGTCGCAGGTCTTTTATTAGTGCTTATGGCATCGATTGATCCGTTGTTAGGCGCACTGACATTACTTATTCTATTTTTGTGGCTTGCTGATATTCATCTTCTTACATCCATACATCTCACAAATCTTAACTCTAAATAAGATGAAACTCAATAAAAAGAAAGGTGGTGAAACACCTTGGATTTCACCTATATCTTCGTTTGTCAAGGCAACCGCTGCTGCTACTGCTGCTACTGCTACTACTGCAGCACCAACAACACTCCCACCTGTTTCTACAGCACCAGCACAACCTTACAGTGGAGGTACTATAGATCCATTGTCCAGTGTGATTATGACATTGAATACAAATCCGTATTTGATTGGCATGCTTATGATTCTGTTGAACTTGGGTGGTCGTTTTTTGAGTTTAGAATTAACAAAAAAACAAGAAGAGTTTCTACAACAAAGATGGCTCCGTCCTCTTTTGTTTTTCACAGTCATTTTTGTGGCAACACGTAATATTGCAGTTGCATTTTGGATTACGCTGCTCTTTTTCTTCATTGTATGGGTTCTTGCAAATGAAAACAGTCCTTTTTGTTTGATTCCCAGTTGGAAAACACCTTCAAACAGTACTGACACTTCAACTACTGTATACGAGTCCAATATGAATTTAATACAATCTGTTATGAAATAATAAAACACATACTTGGAATAATGTACTCCATACATGCGTTAATACTACACTTTTATACATTTAATGAGAGAGTTGCTCCAACAGGTTGAGATGCGGTTGTTTTTCTACGACTGCGACCTGCAAGACGCGCTGTTTCAGTTGTCATACCGCTACGAACACTTTGTACTTCCTCTGCGTCAAACACGGGTGACGCGGGGGGTGGTACGCTGCGATCAGGAAGAGATTCTCCTGCCTGACTGAGTTTTTGTAGAATGTCGTCTACACCAGTTGGACCGCGCATTTCACGACGCGCTGTGGGAACAGGAGGCGACTGTTGAACAGGTGCAAACCCTCCTGCTCCCATACCCATCATGCCACCCATACCACTCATACCCATGCCTCCCATGCCACTCATGCCACCCATACCCATAGGTGGTTCCATAGGTGCTTGCATACGGGGTCCTGCGTTTCCGTTTGATGGCATTCCCATACTTACAAAGCGAGCAAAGCCAGGACCCACGGCTTCTTGCGCTGCGGCCTGCGCAAACTGACGAGCAAGATCTGGGTTGTTTCGCAGAATGTCATCCATTCCTGGTGTACGCGACTTGAACATAGTATTTGTCACGTGACACATGGCGGCGCTGAGACCCAGTGACATAATTAAACGAACTTCAGGTGCAACCTTGGACTTGTCCTTGTATTTGTCATAGAGTTCCTCAAACATCTCATCGTAATCTTCAATATTCTCATTTATCTGCTCTGACCATCCGTCCAATTTAATACCCAAAGGATCAAACCGACTGTTCAAAAATTCCATTCCATTCGTAACAGTTGTTAACATAGATCTCTGAAAACGAATCGATGCCTCCAACTGTTTGGAATCTTTGCGGCGGTCTACTTCTGCCTGAATTTCCTCCAAACTGTTTGCAACCGTCATTTTATTACCAGTAATTCCTTTGCGGTCCATACGTTCCAACATTGTTAGTGCCTCCGTCTTCTTTACATACTCCTGTTCAGGAGTCAAATACTCTGTATGACGTTCTACAGGAATATCGGTAGTAGTAGTGGAAGGCTTGTTACCACTAAACCATCCACTTAGTTTTCCCATCATACCAGGTGCTGGTTCAGGGGCTGGTGGAGCAGCAGGCTCTGCAGGAGAAAACCAGGACTTTACACCAGAACCAGTACCAGTACCTGAATATGCCGGTGCAGGTGCTGATGCAAACGATATAGGTTTGGGAGGAGGTGGTGTGTTTGTATCACGTACAATCCGAATGGTATCATCGCTTGTACTTACATTCTGTGAAGCAGTTGGACGTACATTAAAGGATACAGTATTTCCAACATCTTCCAGATTCACAAATTCAATGTCATCGGATTTTACTTCCATTGAAGGACCTGCAGAATAAGAACCGGAAGAACCGCCAGATAGAACGGAACGAGGTGGAGACTGAAGTTTTTTCTGGTTTGCCAACAAACCAATATCCAGGGCATCAATACTGCTGATATCAAAAGATGCACCGATATCCTGTGAAATCTCAACTTCGGGAAGGGACATGTTATTCGGGATCTGGATGCTCGAGGACATTCTCTATCTCTTCATGAATGCCATCTCGTTTTAATACTCCTACCGCGAGCCCCAGACTTTGCGTATGAACTCTTCAAACAATAACGTGTGTATGAAGAATACAAAAATTAGTACATTCGCAATCTACACTATTTTGCAATTTTATATGGCAAAATGTGTATTAATTTAGTGCTTGCGGGCTGCCTTGCGGGCCTTGCGGCTCTTGCGGCTCTTGCGGCTTTCCTTGCGGCTCTTCTTGCCACCCTTCTTGCCGCCCTTCATGGCCTTGCGCTCCTTGCGCTCCTTGCGGCTCTTGCGCTCCTTGCGG